AGTTGGTTTATTGCACCCTTTACTGGCCAAATAAATAAAGTCATCCTTTCGGTGAAAGCAAACAATTTTTCCACATCAAATCACGGAACTATTACAGTTGCCATCTACAAGAATCAATCAAATTTTAATTCTGCAACATCAATTGCTGTTGCTGCCGACAATTTTGCACAAACAGTTAATAACTTAGGAAGCAGCGGCAACAGCGACGTTAACACAGGTATTTTTAATACTAGTGTGTCAATACAAGAGGGCGACCTTATTCAAATAAAAGTGGGAAAATCCGTAGGTGGTTCTGAAGACTTAGACAACGCCATTGTCACACTTAGATTGACTGAACAATAAGATATCACGAGGATAAAAAATGTCATACAACATAATGAGCAAAAATGCTTCCTTCAAGGGAGATGTTTCTGGAACGATTGAGAACCAAGTAAATGATTGGGATACTCAAACAATAGGCGGTAATAAAACGTTTTCCATGACTGTCACTTCATCTGCTGATGTAATGCTATCTGGTTCTGGTAAAGTATCTGCATCTTTCTTTTTTGGTGACGGGTCAGGTTTATCTGGAGTTGCTACAGCGGCTGGTGCTACTCGACAAGTACAATTTAATGATGGAGGATCAGCACTTGGTGCGTCTGCGGATTTTAAGTTCACAGCAGCAAATGAGCTTCAAGTTACTGGTCAAATCTCTGCATCTCTCGGTGTATCTGGTTCTGAGTTTCATGGTGATGGTTCCAACATTACCGGAATCGACGCTGCGAATATTGCCGCAGGAACGATCGCTGATGCAAGAATACCTAACTTAAATGCAAGCAAAATTACCGCTGGAACACTGGGTGACGCAAGAATCCCTAGTTTAAATACTAGTAAAATTACCGCTGGAACATTTGCTGATGCTCGAATTGCTGAATCAAATGTGACACAACACCAAGCAGCATTGTCAGTTGCCGGAGGACAAATAACCGGCGCGGGATCAATAGACACCGGAGTTTTACCAACTACAATTAGTGGCATTTCGTTTCTAACATCTTCGGTTATTTCAGCCTCTACATTTCATGGTGATGGCTCTGCCTTAACGGGAGTATCGTCAACACCAACACCCGCAGGATCAAACACGCAAATTCAATTTAATGCTGATGGTGCTCTCGCTGGTGATGCTCAACTAACATTTGTTACTGCATCAAACACACTTGCTGTGACAGCCTTAGCGGTTGGATCCCATATTTCCAGTTCTGCTTATGCAAATAGCAACGGAACTATTATAGACTCTAATGGCAATTTTTCAGGTAATAATGCCTTTTTTGCTGAAATAACAGCATCATCTGTTATTTCATCATCGGCTAATATTTCTGGTGCCGCCTTCATCGGCGATGGAAGACAATTGTCTGGTGTTCCACTAGGGTCCTCAAATGCTTCTTCCGTTGTTTTTATTAATAATGCTGGTAATCAAACAATAACAACAAATGCTGATTTCAAATTTAATGGCACCGATGTATTGAACGACGGTGGTGGATTTAAAGGCACAACTTTATCATCTTCTGGCGATACATCAATCGGTGGCAATCTTAAAATCGGAGGTCAAACACTTTCGGCCGCAGAGCTTGGTGTGCTCGATGGCGTAACAGCAGGAACAGCCGCCGCTGATAAAGCGATGGTTCTAGATAGTAGTAAGACCTTAACAGGATTTGCAAGTCTCACATCGGAAACCAATAATGCTTCGCGAATTATTTTGACTGGTGCTGCTGGACAATTGAATATAAACCTTGAGGGCACTCAATACAGAAACACTGCTAATGCGGTAACTGCTAAGTTTTTACAGACTGGTGTTATATCTGCTTCATCCGACCTTCAAGTCGGAGGACACATAACGGGATCGGGTGACCTTAGATTACTCGATGGCAATATTCATCTTAAGGGAGGCTCTAAGATATTTTTTGATTCAGATGATGGTGGCGCTGCCATTGATGTTTCTATCTCGGAACTTGGGACCAATAAATTGCTTCTTGATGGTAATAATCAAGTGGTAATCAGACAAGATGAATATTTTGTTATTCAGGACCATAGTAGTACTGCTAGATTTACAGCCGATCTTCGAAGCACAGCCGCAGTAAACAAGATTTCTACTGACTTGGTATTATCTTCATCAACTGCAATTTCTGCTTCTGCTCTCCACTTTGCGGACAGCCCGTCAGCAGTCATTACATCCGGAGGAAACACTTTCCTTGATAATAACGGAAATATCAATACTGGCGGAATAAACATGCAGGATGGTGCTGGTGTAACCCTCAACTTTAATGACAATCAAATCTCCGGCTCTGGTCATGTGTCAGCATCTGCTTTCTTTGGTGACGGGTCAAACTTGGAAAATGTTTCGGCAACTCCTCGGTTTAGATATTATACCATAAGGACAAAAACAACAATTAATAATTTATTTAATACTGCTCAAACCATGGACTTATATGACCAAGGCGGTGCTGCTTCCGGTATTAATCAGTCATCAAACGAACTTACTTGGTTTAGTGCGCCCGGCAGTGGATCTATTGCTAGAGTCATTTACACCCCTATTCAAGGTAATTCAACTGCTACTACAAATACAATACGTGCTACTGACACCCCGCAGTTTTATTTCAGGAGAAATAGTATTGTAGAAGGCACACCAGTTCAAGGTATCGCAGCACATACTACAGCATCAAGCGCAAACTTAAGAAACCTCTCTGTAACAAATCAAGCGGGAACTTTTGAGACAAAAGTCGCTGTTTTTGACTTGGAAAGAAATGACCCTCCTGTTAGCGGATCAAATTCTTTCGAGGCAGGTGACATTTTAGTTTTTGCCGGAAGAAATGATCAAACAGTGCATCCGTTAATGGTTACAATTGTTTTAAAAATTCAAGAAGAAGGTGTGACTTATCCTTAATCTTCTTTTTCCTAACATAAACACTATTTACTTGTGATATAGTATTTCTAGGAGAAAATGAATGTCTTCAATGTTAGAACAAGCTATCGTGGATGCCACTGCTCTACGAGAGGCAGCCCTTAAAAATGCTGAACAAGCAATTATAGAAAAGTACGCACCCCAAATAAAAGATGCGGTCGAATCTCTTCTTGAGGGTGATGAATCTACTGGTATTGAGGTGGGATCATATGTACGTCACTTAGAGTCAAACCAGATTGGCCAAGTCCGAGCGATTGACGAGGATGGAGTCCAAGTTGAAGGACGTGATGGAAAAACCTTCCTTGCAGAGATGGAACAACTTGAAGAGGCTGAAGTTCTCAATGAGCAGGAGATGGAAGGAAGTTATGCAAGCGTTGCATCTTCTGACGCCATGTCTGCCCCTATTGCTTCCGCTCCACAATCTGTCGTTGATCCAAGTGCCCAAAGCGAACTCTCAATGGAATTTGAGTTTGACCCATCTGATTTTGAAATAGATCTCAATCAAGTAAAAGCTGCTGCACAAGAAGATCCTCAATCTGCTGGCGAGCAGCCAGAAGAAACCGAAGACATATTGGCTGACTTGGGCGCTGATGATGTGATCGCAGACGAGGAAGAAGAGGTTTCTCTACAAGAAGTCATTGATATCGTTACAGAAATATTGAGCGAAGAAGATGACAATGGTGACGTTGCTCAAGCCGAAGCGGCTGAAGATGATGGCAGCGTCATGCAAGAAGAATTAACAGTTGATGTCGATGAAGAAAAGCATGGCCACATAGTAACAGATAAAGGTACAAGAGCGTACGATCAAGATTTGGCCCTTGCGAAAATGGAAGACTCAAAATATAAAGAAGAAAACGAAGCACTCATTAAAAGAGTAGCAGAACTTCAAGAGTCCTTGGATGAAACCACCGAGGACGCACATAACCTTTTGGGAGTTGTTGAACAACTCAAATCAAAACTAGATGAAGCACTTGTCTCAAATGCGAGACTTGTCTACTCTAACAAAACACTTAGCGATGCCTCCCTGAATGAGCGACAAAAATCTAAAATTGTTGAAGCCATCGCACAGGCAAACTCTGCTGAAGAGGCAAAAACTCTTCACGAGACTCTTACTGCTACAGTGGGATCTAGCGCAAATAGCGGTCCTAAATCACTGAGCGAGTCTGTAAATAGAAGATCTAATCTCTCAGCAATCATGCCTAGGCGAAAAGAAAATGTGGTTACCGAGTCCATGTCTTTCGCTGACAGAATGAAAAAACTCGCTGGCATAAATTAATCATTTTATGGAGGTATTAAAAAATGTCTATTCTTGAAACCCTTACAGAAGGGATTGTCCAACGCGATATGCAAAAAGAAGGACAAGCTCTTTTGGACAAGTGGTCCCAAACTGGTCTACTTGAGGGTCTTGCTGGTGATCGTGATCGCCACAATATGGCCCGTCTTTTGGAAAACCAAGCAAAAGAACTTCTTCGTGAGGCATCCACAATGGCTGCTGGTGACGTTGCAGGTTTCTCTGCTGTTGCTTTCCCAATCGTTCGTCGTGTATTCGCCGGACTTATCGCTAACGACCTTGTTAGTGTTCAACCAATGAGCCTTCCTTCTGGTCTCATTTTCTTCCTTGACTTCAGATTCTCACCAGACAATGGCACATTGCCACGTATGGGTAACGCTTCTGATGCGTCAATCTATGGTACCAACCAAGTTGGTTCTCAAGTCATCACTGGTGTTGATCTTATCGATGCTAGCACAAAAGGTGGCTTTAGTGGACCACTTCGTGATGGTGCTACCGGTTATGCTTATGCTTCTCCAAGCGGAAGTAACAGCCAAAACGTTGATGCTGGTGCTGATGCCAAAACAAATGCGTTCTTGCTTGGCGCTAGCGTTAGTGACGCCAGAAAGAAAATGATCAAATACGATCCAGACCTTTTGGCTGTTACTGACTCAAGTCTTGGTGTTGTCGTTGTTGATGTTGAAGAAGAAGAATTTGTATCTAATGAGGGTGATCCTGATTTCAACAATCTTTCACCGTTCATTCTTCCATTGTCTGCCGCTGCTCAAGCAGCCGGACTAGATGGTGTCACTGGTCTTACTCAAATTCGTCGTTTGACTGATCGTGTTCCAGCAGCCGAGGCTTTAACTGCTAAAGATGCTATTCGTTTTGTATTTACTGGTACTCAGATTTCCAATAATGCAACTGCTAATCTTGCTGCACGTCTCCTTGGAGCAGACTTCAAATATCCAGTAAAAGACAAGTACATCGCTGATGCTGATGCAATTGGTGGAATTGATGGCTCTCTTTTTGATCTTGAAGCCAATCCTAGAATTCCAGAGATTGATATCAAGGTTGATTCAACTGCGATTACTGCTCAAACCAAGAAGTTGAAAGCTAAGTGGAGCCCTGAATTGGGTCAAGACCTTAACGCATACCACAACTTGGATGCTGAGGTTGAGCTTACTTCAATCCTTTCTGAGCAAGTTGCTCTTGAAATCGATCGTGAGATCCTTGCTGACCTCGTAAATGGCGCAACTGCTGCTACTTACTACTGGTCTCGTTCACCGGGTCTTTTTGTAAATCGTGAGACTGGTGCTGAACTTGGTGCAACTGCTGCTGCTCCTGACTTCACCGGTACTGTTTCTGAATGGTATGAGACCCTCATTGAAACTATCAATGATGTATCTGCTCAAATCCACAGAAAGACACTTCGTGGTGGTGCTAACTTTGTTGTTTGCTCTCCAGAAGTTGCTAACATCCTTGAGTTTACCTCTGGTTTCCGTGCCAATGTTACTGCTGATGCAGACAAAGGCGAAATCGGTGCTGTAAGAGTTGGATCTCTTAGCCGCAAGTTCGACGTTATCGTTGATCCTTACTTCCCACGTCAAGTTATCCTTGTCGGTCGTCGTGGTGCTTCTTTCCTTGAAAGCGGTTACGTATATGCTCCTTACGTACCTCTCCAAGTAACACCTACGATCTTCGGCGTAGAGGACTTCGTACCACGTAAGGGCGTCATGACTCGCTATGCGAAGAAAATGGTTCGTCCTGACATGTACGGTCTTGTTATCTGTCGTGGACTCCTTGGTGAGTCTGGTGCTTCCTAGATAGTACTTTAAGCGACTTGCTTTTTAAGCCCTCGGTCTTCGGATCGGGGGCTTTTTCTTTTTTAAAATACTATTTAATTGTGATGGGCAGATGGCCCAATATAAAACACATAAATAATATTTATTATAGGAGATTATATTATGGCTAAATCTGGAAGATATTCTGCTGACAGAAAGAAAATCGAAGCACTATCGGCAGATAAAACTGTTGAAGTTGCAGATTGTGGTACTATTTTTACACTTGACGGCACCACAGCATTAACGATCACACTGCCAAGTTCCGCTGCTGCCGGTAGAGGTTGGTGGTGCAAATTTGTTTTAAATGCAGATGACAATGGTACCGATCATGTTATCACAAGAAGCTCTGACGACTCTAACAATATTCACGTTGTAGGAGTAACTGCTGCTGACGGTGCCGCTGGTCAAACTTCTGCCTCAACACCACAGCTTAAAATTACTTTAGAAGGAGCCAATTCTGAAATTGGTGATCAGTATGAGTTTATAACTGATGGTGAAAAGTGGTTCCTCACAGCAATTACCGCTGCTGCTGACGCTTTCGTAGACGCAACATCTTAATCGAGGTAATTGATGGGAAAACGTAAAAAACGAGCCCGCACACTTCTTAAAAAAATGAGCATCTCAGGGGAAACCATATCCCTTGAGACTGCTCGTCGTTTTGGTATTGAAAAAGAAGTTCAAGCGGCTCATGATCAAGCGGAAGCAAAACGAATCGCAGAAGAACAAGCACTAGCAGAAGCAAATAAACAAAAAGAAGCAGAAAATGCTAAAAGACTTGCTGATGCTGCAAAAGTAGAACTTGAAGCAAAAACAAAAGCTAAAGCACCATCTAAAGTTAAGACCAAGACTGTAAAGCCAACTATGTCAAAAACTATTAAAGATGAAACAAAAACTGCAAAGCCAAAAAGAACTCGTAGAAGAACTACGAAAGCAAAAGATAAATAAAGAAAGTTGTCCCTCTTCTGACTATTTATTATGATCGGAGGGTTCATGCATGGCATTTCCAACTTTAACACCAACTTCTACTCAATCAGCGATTATTCTTCCCCCCACTGGAACGGCAGGTGATGTTTTATCATCCCTGCCTTTTGGTATTTATACAACTGGGTCTTTTGTCTCTGGGGCCGTTGATCAAGTAGCCTATACTTTTCGCAAGCTTGGCGGAGATATTCTTGATATTGAAATCAAAGCAGAAAATGTTTACGCCAATTATGAGGAAGCAGTATTAGA